CACGACAACGCTGCAATCTACGCCAAGGCTTTGCGAGACCTTCTCGAAGCCCGCGCCCCTCGCACTGATGTGGCGGGAGCGGTGCCTTTCGCATGGATACGCGCCAACGTGCCGGAATACCTTGCGAGTCCAATCGCATACTCCGCCTCGACGGAGTTGCTGAAGAACGCGAAAGAAGGGTACTTACCTGTCTATCTTGCCCCGCAGCCTCCCTCCGCAGATGCAGCGGTAGCGCCGGCAGTGGCGAACCGGGAAGATTGGCAGCAGAAGGCACTTGATCACGGCTTCAAGTATTGGCGCGCTCCGGACGCTCATGGCGTCGAATGCACGGCGCAGCAGGCCGTCGATTTGCTGCGAGACTTGCTTGGCGTGGAAGTCGACATCAAGGACGCAGCGGCAGCGCCGGAAGACGAGCTGGCGGCAACATCCGGGCTATGCGACCACCAATGGTCGTGGGCAGACGGGAAATGCGCTGATTGTGGCGCACTTGCACAACCATCCGCCACGCCCGAAGGCGCATGCAATGGGTCGGATGAGCGTGCGGCGTTCGAGGCATATGTGAAAAGCTTGTTCAATGCCCTGTTCGATATTCAGCGGCTGGGCGACGGTTATGCCGACACGGCAATAAACCGCATGTGGATAGGCTGGCAAGCCCGCGCGGCAGCATCGCAGCCAGCAGCGGCAGCGGGGCAAGAGGCGGTGGCGTGGGAAACGACCCATCCTGCCGTTTGCACGCCGCTCACGAAAGAGCCTCTGGTTGCGGCTGGTTGGCGCGAGCAGGGGTGGCACGTTGTCCCGCTCTACACCGCCCCGCCCGCGCAGGTCGCCACTCGGCAGGAGCTGACGGTACGTCAGCGCATGGACTTGCTGCTCGTTGCCGACGACATGGAGGTCAGCGGGGATGCGAAGCTCGCGAACGCGCTCCGCGCTCTTCTCGCAGGAGAAGGCCAATGACTGAACCGATTCTGACGCGCGAGGAAGTCGAGGCGCTCGCGCATCGTGTCTGCATGAAATACGATCACTCCGAATACATTGACATGCGGCGGTACACGTTCGGGCTTCTGACGCTCGAACAGTTAGCCCGCGCCATCGAAGCCGCCGTGCTGGAGAAGGTTTGCGGGGAGCCGATCTACCAGATCGGAGACGGAAATGAGCTATGGCGCGATGTGGAAAAGGATGATTTCGATTTGGCGCATCACGCTCGTATCGTCTACGTCCTCACCCGGAGCAAGCCATGAAGATCACTGACGAAGTGAGGCTGTACTACATGCGCGACGATCACACATTCAAGCGGCTGACAGGACCCGTCGAAGACATGCTCGCGCAGGTCATGGCCGAGTTTGACGACGGCTTCACGAGCGGCATGCTCTGCACGAAAAGTCTGCCTGATCTCGGCCACGTCCATGCGCACGGCACATCAGACCGCCAGCGGTTCATGAACGAGGCGCGAGAATGGTTATTCGCTGCCCATATTCGGAGTGAGTTGCCATGAAGATCACCGATGAAATGCCGACGGAGCAATGACATGGGACAAGTCACCGAAAACACATGCCAGTACATCATCGAATATGCCGACCGAGACGAGCGCTTTCCGCTGACCGTCAACGAAATGCGACAGCTTGCCTATCTAGCGCAGAAGCAAATCGAAGCCGGCCGCCGCACCACTCCCGACAGGGAGGCAATAATCGAGCAATGCGCAAGAGTTTGCGATGCTCGATATATGGGCGACAACAATCGAGAAGATATGGAAGCACGTCGATGCGCACAGGCAATCCGTGCACTAAAGATCACCGCCAATGGAGAGAAGAAGTGATCGATCTTCCATTCAAAGAACGACTCCGCATTGCAATCTGGAATGAATGCATTAATCAACGCGAACTGGCGAAACGCTCCAAGATTGATGAGGCCAACATTTCGCATTATCTGAGCGGTGATCGGAAACCGGGGCTGGACAACATTCAAGCCATCTTGATAGCACTCCCAAATACGGATGCGCGATGGCTTCTGGGAGGTTATGCATGATCGACATCGAGAATATGAAAGCGCTGGCGGCACATCTACGCTCACAAGAAGCCGTAGATGCAAAGCCTCGCGAGATTGAGATGTTCACCGACGAAGCCGCCGCCGCCATCGAAGACCTCCTATCCGAACTCGGCCAAAACCGGATCGATCAGTTGGAAGCGCAGGGCGCGTTCGAGGAACTGGACCGAGAGAACAACGGGCTTCGCGCGGCGCGGATCGCATACGCCAGTGAGTTCGAACCAGACGCAGAAGGGATGCCCGACACCGGCAACATTCACGCGAACATCCGCAAGCTGAAGGCCGAACTCGAAGCCCGAGAAGCGGATCGGCGGGATGGGCACAGGTATCGCGAACTGCTAGGACTGCTACTAGCAGGCGACATTCCGATGCCAGAATCAAGCGTATCGCTGAATGTGTGCGGCGTGCCGCCAAACCAGGATGAATTCGATGAGGCGGTTGATTTCCTCCTCGCGCAACGACAAGAAGGGGAAGAGAAGTGATCTGCCTAAAAACGATGATGGAATGCACTACGCCGGGAATGTGCGCGCCGTTTCAAGGCTGCACGCCCGCGCCTTCAGCGGTTGGCTGGACATGCCCGACTTGCGGGAAAGGTAACGCGCCGTGGCAGCCTATTTGCGCCAATCAGCTTTGCGGCGTGCGACTCGATCTCAGTGCAACTGGCCGCACCCCTGCTAGTGAGGGAGAACAGAAATGACCGATAGAGAGATGCTGGAGTGGGCGGCGAAGGCTGCTGGTGCCAATGATGTACGCATTGGCGGTGATTCAGTATTCGTTCAATGGAAATCGAATGCTAGGGGATATGTGCACTGGAATCCCCTCACCGACGACGGCGACGCGCTGCGACTGGCCGTCCGTCTGCAACTGAACGTCTGCAACGAGCACCTGAACGCCGGCGTTGCGTACTGCACTCGCTCGCTACCGGGTGCCGGACTGGATGAGGACCGATACCCCGAGGTCCGCTCTGGAACAAACGAAAACGAGGTGATCGATGCCGACTACGCTGCGACACGCCGCGCGATCGTCTTGGCCGCCGCAGAAATTGGGAAGCGCGGATCCTGAATGCACACCACGCTCCAACGAATCTTAGAGATCACACGCAAGGAATGGGGATATGGCGACGAAGCTGATACCGATCAAGGAATGGGCGGCAGCCATCTTCGGGGACCACACGCCGCATCAAAACACGCTCATGCGATGGGTCCATACGGGGAAGATACTGCCGCGCCCGATGAAGGTAGGCCGGGGATACTTTTGCCAACCTGACGCCGAGTACGTGGATGAAACCGCAGATCGAATAAACAGGATGATCCATGGCCGCCAGACCACGAAGCGTGCGTAACCGCCCGTTGCCGCCCAACCTCTATCAGAAGAAAGACGGCTACTTTTGGTTTCGCAACCCGATCACGAAAGAGACGTTCGGATTGGGGAGGAACAAGGAGGCGGCCATTTCTCAGGCAAAGACTGCGAACGCGGATATTGAGCGGCGCCGCGGCGATACTTCCCTGCTGGCTCGAATGGACGGTGGCGACAATCTGCTTTCAAGGTGGTGTGACACATATGAAGAAGGACTGACCGGTCTGAAGCCGAACACCATGAAATCGATCAGATCGCAACTCGCGGCGATACGAGACGACGAGATCGGAGGCATGATCCTGGTTCACATTGCCCCGCGCCATGTCGCCGAGTTCATCGAACGTTGCGAACAGACGCGAGGTGCGCCGATGGCTTCGAAGATCCGTTCTCGCCTGCGTGATGTGCTGAGGTCGGCCATGGAGCGCGGAGCGATCGAGGTCGGCAAGAACCCCGTTGAGGTGACCTACAAGCCGAAGGCAGAGGTGAAGCGTAGTCGCCTGACACTCGATACCTACCGATCGATTCTGGCTGAAGCAAGAAGCCACAAGACCCGTCAGTGGGTCGCGAATGCGATGGAGCTGGCCTTGGTTACGGGCCAGCGACTCGAGGACGTATGCAAGATGTCGTTTGACGACGTGCACGACGGATTCTTGTGGGTCGAGCAGACCAAGGGGCATGGGCCGAACAAGCCCAAGCTATGCATCCCCTTGGCTTTATCGCTCCCTGCGGCCGGGTTGGTTTTGGGCGACGTGGTGAAGAAGTGTCGTGACAGAGTGGTATCCAAATACCTGATCCACTTCTCACATGCTATTTCGAAGGCAACTCCGGGAGCGCCCGCGGCACCTGGGACACTCAGTCAAGCGTTCAAAGTAGCAAGGAATGCGGCGAAGATCGAGACGGAGGAAGGTAGAACTCCGCCAACCTTCCATGAGCTGAGATCGCTTGCAGCTCGTCTCTACTCCGACCAGTACGGAAAGGACTTTGCGCAGTCGCTGCTCGGCCACAAGTCGGCAGCCATGACGGCTGTCTACCGCGATTCCAGAGGTCAGGATTGGACCGAAATCAAGATCTCGAATGGCATTTAGTTTTTGACGATCTTTTGACTAATTTTGGACGACGCCCGCAGACGGCTGTCAGATAAGGGCCGTCTGAGACGAGCATATTCCGTACAGGAATATGGCTGGAATGGCGTAACCATATGATTTCAATGGAATAAGACGCATAAAAAGGCAAATTCAGGACTACTAAAACACACAATCATGCACCAATGAAATCAAATACATAGCGGTGTGTTTCGGAAGAGTTCACTTCCCATCCGGAACCACTGTCATCCCCGATCGTGCATAGTTCATTGCGAAAACTCGTAGACGATACAGATACCGCCAGTGCCATTTCCGCCAGCAGTTGCCGCCGCGCTTGCGCCCTGTTCTGATCCGCCTCCGCCAGCTCCGAAACCAGCGCCAGCAGCGCCGGCAGAATTCACACTGATATTGCCGCCCCCGCCAAATGGACTACTTGCGCCGCTTCCGCCTACGGCAAGCGCCGACGAAACGGCGATACCCATTGCCCCCAAAGCGCCGCGCGAATTGAACAAATTCCCACCAGTTGGATTCGAAGCCGGCGTGAGAGGGATTGCGATCGTCGCGGCTGATACTGCCGGTGCGATGTTTCCGCCCGCGCCGCCGGGTACAGATATGAGAGCGCCAAAACTTGACGTGCCGCCACTGTTACCAGCAGCACCAGATACGCCCGTTCCCCCAGAGCCGATCGTGACGGTGACGCCGCTGAATCCGCTCGTGAGATAGCTCATTGCGCGGCCGCCAGCCTGGCCGCCAGCCCCAACACTGATTTGCCCGGTAGAGGTCGCCGCCGTACCGCCCCCAGCGCCGCCGCCCGAAACTATGTCGACGATGACTGCTGCTGTCCCCGTCGTCGGCGTATAGGTCGCAGTCGAGGTGAAAACCTGAACGTTGATCAGTCGGCCTATAAATCCGGTGAGGGTGCTCGTAGCCTGAAGCGTGGTGAACTTGGCAGCAGCAGGCGTTGTGATCCCGATCGTAGCGTTGTTGATCGTGCCGCCGCTGATCGTCGGAGATGTATTGAGCACGACGGATCCCGAGCCAGTTGAACTCGTGACGCCAGTGCCACCTTGTGCTACTGAGAGCGGAGTGGACAGCCCACTCAGCGAGGTGATGTTGGCATTCGCGCCCGAGGTAGCCACGTTCGAGTTACAACCGAACCCAGAGCCATTGGTCCATTGAAGCGCTTGCGCAGCCCCATTGCATCCCGTGACTACCACTGCGGTAGGCGAGGCGGTTGAGTTGGTAGCATTAGCGACGACTGTATTCGCGGCCTGAGCAACTAGCCCGGAAGCGGTAACGTTCGCCCAACCCGGGGCAGAAGACGCGCCCGTCGAAACAATCGCCTGCCCTGCTGTCGAGCCGGCCGGGTTGAGCAACTGAACCGGGTTCAGCGTCGCGCCGAAGGCGGACGCGCAAACGAGCGCGATGAATGCGGCGAAAATCCGTTTCATGCTCATTCTCCGTCAGGAATGGTAGCGTTCGCGCCGTCGTCATGATTGATCGACTTCGCGCAATGGTCGCGCTGGAAAATATCGAGGAAGCGGCAGAGAATGCATGCCCACGCACGATTGTTTTTCTGCGCTTTGCCGGCGCGACTCGAGAGGGTTTCGTTAGCATCGCCACCAGTCGCGACGTTCAAACCTTCGTCGAACCAGCGCGCCCAGTTCAGCAGATATCGGCCCACCCAGTTCATCGTTGATCCCCGGCCGGCGTGGACTTCGCCAGCAATTCGTTGACCTGGCCCGTGTCACTCGTCGAGCCGAACCAGAAGTGAACGACCACGAGCCAGACCGTGCCGAGCGTGCCGGTTGCCGAATAGATCAGAGCCTTGCTGCCATCCGGGACTTGCATCAGGAACAGGGCTGCGAGCAGTCCGAAGAAGCCGAACGTGATCAGGAACGTCAGCCACGCAGGAACGATCGACCTGTTCTTTGTCTGCATGTCGCGCGCGCTGATCGTGTCCTGCACCTTCAGCAAGGCCAGCGTCTCGACGTCCTTGAACCCGGCCTGCGCCATTGCCAAAGCGTAGTCCTGATCCGCCTTGCGCATCGCAGCCAGTTGTTCGGGCGTCGCACCGCTGATCGCCGCGGCGATATCGTTCTGCCGGTCGTCGGTCGACGCATCGGGCTTTGGCGTGAGGCCGAACACTGCTTCAAGCGCCGCAAGGCCGCCGCCAACAAGCGGGCCGCCGAGTACGGTGCCGATCGTCGGGGCCAGCTTCTCGACGACATTCAATGCGTCTGTCCAACCGCTCATGATTACGCTCCTGCGAAATTCGAACCGAGGATGAACAGAGCGCGCTCGGCGTCGCGCCGGTGTTCAAGACCTGCCATCACCTTGCCTGACGCCATGTCCCACCGAAGGAATTGATCTGCTGCGCCCTGAACATTCCCGGCATTCAGCATCTTGAGAAGCGTTGAGCCTGCAAGTGCGCCGACGCCGAGGTTGTACGCGAAGTCACAAAGCGCGCCCTTCTGCTCGTCGGTGATGTCGACGGTGACAAGGGAATCGACACGGGCGCCGATAGCCGTCATCCGCGCGATCAGATCCACATCAGCCTGATTCTGGGTCCACGTCACGCCTTGCGTGATGCCGGGTCCCGTCGCGCCGTAACCAATCGTCCACGGATCGCCACCGCTGGCCGGGTCCGGGTACGCCGTCAGCACGCAACCTTCGAATTGCTTGGCGAGGTTGATCGCCATGTCGATCCAACTCATGACCTCTCCTTATCGGTGAGTACTTTCAGGATCCGCTCTTCGAACGCGAGCACCGCTTCTTCGAGCGAGATGATCTTTTCGAGCATCTTCTCGATCATTTGCGACGACTCTTCCTGAACCATCAGCATCACTGCGCTGGCCACTGTAGCCTCGATCGAAAACACAAGGTTCGTCCCACCCCAATCCGGGTCATAGCCGCGCGTGAAGTGAAGAAACAGCGACGACCCGATGAACACGCAAACCAATTTGAGAAAGTTGCGCGGCTTGCGAATCGTCAGGTATAGGCGCAGGACGAAATTCATCACTTGTCTGCCTTCGTGTTGATGAGCGCCACGATGTCGTCAAGCTTCTTGAAGATCGCCTTCTCGAACTCGCGGTGCTCGGTCTTCATCTGGTAGTGTTCGGCGACATGCGCTTGGTATTTCAGGAATGACTTCTCCAGGTCATCGACCTTTTCGTGAGCGCTATCCGTTGCCTCTTTCGAATGGTCTGAATGCCGGTCGAACCGGTTGAAAATCCACATCACCATCGAGCCGATGATCGCGGAGATGATGTAACCTGCGCCGCCGTCCAAATTCATGTAACACCCCGTAGTCTGTGTTTTTTATGAAATCAAGAGCCAGCGGTACGCACAGCCCATCCAAACCCAATGTTCGACGTCGCTGACGCATTCGCCGAGATAGTGAAAGTGGTCGCAGTGACCGTGCTGATCCAGAACGTCGAAATGCCGGCCGCGGGCGGACTGCCGGTCGGAGTCAACAGAATCTCGTACCCTTGCGGCTGGACATCAAGACCGTGCGAAACCACAACAGACGAGTTGCCAGAAAGCATCGTCGCATTGCCCGAGTTCGATGTTTTGTAGCCAACGTTGTGGTGGATGTACTTTCCTGGGCTTGCCGCACTGCCGTCAAAGACGTTTCCGCCGTTGCCACGAATGTCGCAGTCAGCGATAACGAAATTCGTCGATGACCCCGAGTCAATTGTGATGCCGTGCCCGCTGTTGCCTGTGCCCCCACCAAAATTGCCGAGCGAAGCGCCGATGATCGACCAATCACTTTGATTTGCGGCAACATGGAAGCCATTCGCGTTTTGCGAGAAACCTCCGCCATTGATTCGGACATCGTCTCCGTTCGTCAACAAGATACCGTCGCCGGCATTGTTGATGCATTGCGGGTCGACGAAGTGAATAGCCGAGCAGGTGCCAGTACCCAAGTTATTAATCTCGCACCCGTGCGATCCGTTGTTACCAAACCAACAGTTGCTGAAACGCACGTTATTTACGCTGCCGGTCGATGACGGCAAGATCGAAACGCCACGCTGGACGTTGCTATCAAAAAATGTGTTATCTGACCAAACGGCGTATGCGAGTTGAGAGGCCCCGGGGCTGATAATCATGCCGGTCCCCTGATGCTGAATTTCACATTGCACGATTCGCAGATCATTTGTCTGGTTCACGGTGATCCCGAAGGCAGGCTGGCTACCTACGGGCGCATCCATGATGATGTTCATGATCAATTGATTGAATCCGGCTGCCGTGGCGCCAACAAAAATCGAGCGCCCTGCCGTAGCAACCGTATTGCGGATTGTGCCGTCGCGGATAGTCGCGATCGTCGAGCTGAAGCTGATCGCCGTGTATGCACCAAAGATCGAGAAGTCTCTGAGCGTGTGCGTCGCACCTGACAAGAAATTGACGGTCGTGCCGCCAGTACGGGTAACGCTGTGCACGACGTTGAATCCAGCCAGTTCAACGTCTGACGCTATGATGTCGAACACATCGGCACTAGCTGAACTGCATGTGAAGGTCGTGCCATACTCGAATTCGCCAAGCAACTTGAAGTTGTTGACCGAGATATTTACGGTTCCAGCGATCAGGTAAGTCCCGGACGGCACAAACAGGCATTGTCCGGCCATATGCGCGATCGCATTGTTGAATGCAGCCGTATCGTCCGTTGTGCCATCCCCATGTACACCCCACTGTTTCGCAGAAAGGCGGGTCGAGTATTGAAGCTTCCAGCGGCCACCGTCTGCCGCAACGATGATCGTGCCGCCGTTGTCGGCGCTGGTGGTATCGCTCGGATCAAGCTGATACGCACCACCGCCGCCATCATGAGCAGCGTAGTAGCCGGTCACGAATGCGCGGGTATAGATCGCCGAGGTGAGTGCTCGCAGGCTAGCAATACTGTCGACCGTGCGGTTGAGGATATTGCCCCACGTAAGTTGCGCATCGCCGACCGTCTGATTGGGCGGCACGTAGAGCGACAAAGTCGTGCCGCCGACGATATAGACCTTATTCACCCCTACCGGAATCGGTGACGTAAAAATGATCTGCGTGCCATTCAGCGAGTACTGGTCAGTGCCTTGGTAGGTCCCATCGAAATGCACGCTAACGTTGGCTGGCGTACCGTACGCCTTCGACAACGTGAGGGTCGTTGTCACGCCTGGCGTGAAATTCACGCCGGCAACGAACGGCCCTTCGCTTGTCAGATTGCCAGCCCCTACGCTTGCCGTGATCGGATAGGTGATCGCATTGCCGTTGACGTCAAAACCAACAAGCTGATTGGCACGCGCCCCGGCCGGCGGTAAGACGAGATTCTTCGGGGACGCAGAAATCGGAACGGTCAGAGCCAGGCCAAGCTGTTGAGCGAGTTGCTGGGTCTGCATCGTCAGGTAATCGAGAGAGTTCTCGACCACATTCGGATAAAAGCCTGACTGGTTCACCAGATCGGTGAGTTGTTGATACGTGACGACACGCTGAATCGTCAGGCTCGTTCCGGTTGCGATCGGGCTGCCGACGAGGGGGTATGTGATTGCGCCACCGACAGCAGACCCAATGCCGGTCACACTGTACGTGCTCTGATTTAACAGAGAAACGTTACCTGTCGCGTCCGTGTAGTAGACGAACAGCTCGGAGGCGAGCGGTACCGGGAACATGAAAGAGAAGCTCGTGGTGAGCCCGTTCCCCTGCACGACGACAGTGTTCGAAGTAGTCGAGATCGTCAAGGCATACCCCTTTTGGGCATTGCCTTGCGACCGCACGAGCTACAACGTGGAATGTGTTCCCGGCGTGCGCAAGTTGTGGATTACTGATTTCCTTGTCCAAGAGCCAACCCACGGGCAAGATCTGCTGCGCCCTTCGGGTGTTGTTTTCCGCTCTTGACATCCGCTGCATATTGTAGCGTAGTCCCAATCTGTCCGGCACCCGGAATCGCTAACCCAATGGCATTTCCGAGATCCTTAATGGGTGCTTTTGGTTGCTTACCGTGAGCTGCGTCCCATGCATCCTTGAATGGTTTGCCACCAGCCGAAAGCGCACGCATCAGCGGCGACAGGCCGGCATCGTTGAAACCTTTCAGGGCCGACCACGCGTCACGCAATCCAGGCACCATACCGGCGAATTCCCCGGTGATAGCCTTGGCCGCCCACTCTCCGAATCCCTCGCCCTTGTGTTGCTTCTCGACGACACCGGCCGCGAGAGCCGGGACGATCGACGCCATCAGGAATCGAGCCAGCACTTCCGGCTTCGAAAAGCCAGAAGTCCGAAGCTTGTCCGCCATGTCCATCGTCTGACCAAGACTGTTGTTCATGAAGCCGTAGAGCGTAGTCATCATCTTGACAGCCTCGCTCTTGCTCTGAAGGATGCGAGAGCGGGCCGACTCGATCTGGCTACCGTGAGCCTCACGGACGATCTGGTTCGCGTATTCGATCGCATCCGCTTCGCTCATCGGCTTGCCAGTGCCGCCACGGTTGGTCGGGATGCCTTCGGTGATTGCGCGGTCATACGCAGCCCACGCCGTGGGGACTGCGGACAGCAGGTCTAGATACGCGACGCCGGCATGACCAAACCGCTCAGCCTTCGAATGGAAACTCTCTGGCTCGAACATCGATGCGGTTGTCTGGCGGTAGTCCCGATCCTGCTGCATGGCGCGCGCCCGAATCTCCGGGAACTTCTCGATCGCCCCTTCCATCATGCCAGCGTGGTCGGTAGCCATCTGAGCCGCACGGGCGAGGAAGTATTTGTTGCCGCCGCCCGAGAAATACCCCGACGACTTGAACAGGGCGGAGCCGCCATGCTTGATCATCGTCGAGATTCGCAGGGCAATTCCGTTCGCGACCAGCATGTGTCGGGTCGACTCCATGATCTTGCCGAGGCGGCTCATCTGCGCGTCCGTATTCGGGCCGTTCGCCAAGTCACCAACCCATTCCTGCATCGCCTTGTACTGCTCGGTTCCATAGGTCAACTGGAACTGGCGCCGGAAGTCATGACTCGACAGGATCTTGTGCGCGTCGAGCAATGCCTCGCGATAGGCAAGATCATGAATCGTGTCATGCAGACGTCGTTCGATCGAATGGAATCCAAGGTCGAGCCGATCGAAATAGTTCGTCCGTGCGTTCAATGAGCCGTTGGTCGTCGTGTCAGCGCGAAAATACCCCTTGCCGAACAGACCTTCACTCGGGTTGATGGCAGTCGCGTCGGACTTCCTGACCGCCAGTTTCGAGCGGATCGGATCGTAATCGATCGGAGCATAGCCCCCCTTCATCTCGATACCATCCGGCGTGCGGAACGGCCGCGGCTCGATGTGGTCGGGTGAGACATTCCCCAGGCGCTGGTTCATCGCAACCATGTCAGGCCAGTGGCGCTCGAATGCATCCCACGTTGCCTGAGTCGCCTTCCAGTCGGCCGGCGTCATGTTCTCGTGCAGGAACGCCCAGACGTCCCGGCCATCCCATTCCATGCCGCGGGTAAGCTTTTCGAAGTTAGATTCGTTGCCAACGTGGCGAGCGATACCGAGCATGTCGCCGCGAGTCAGGCGCCGGTAGACGGTTTCACCCATCTCCTGCGTCAGATCGGCATCGATCAGTCGGCTGTTCGGTACCAAGTCACTCAGCGACTTCTGCCAGTCCACACCGAGTTCTCCAGCCACCGACCGGAAGTCATCGGCCAGCGTCTTGAGCATGTCGATCTTGCGATAGTTCGCATCGAACACCCGATCGAAGATCGCGCGGGTGAACGGGCCCAACACTTCGTGCTGGTCGAACTGGTTGGCCTTGAACTGCTGAGGTTTCAGTTCTGCAACAGAAGCCCTAAGCCACGATGCCATGCGGTCGAGCGCAACCCGGACGAATGGGTCGGTCCCGACACGGGGACGATCGACAATCTCCTGCATGGAGAACTGTTCGCCGCGGGCCTTCATCTTGTCGACGAGATCACCAACGATTTCGTCCAGCGCCATCCGCTTGCCGGCGACCGTAACCGTCTTACGTTCCTTGGCAATCTGCTCGAGCGAACGGATCGTGTCGTTGAAACCCCGAAGCTGCTCGACCGTCATGTCCTTGTAATGCATGCGGACAGCAGGATCGAGCATGCTGGGGTTTTCGACCGGAGCGTATCCATACGCCTTCTGCGTATCCATCCAGTCCTGAAGCGACACCTGCTGCTTGGTCGGGCCTTCGGGCGGTTTCTGGCGGAAATCGAATCGCTCGCGCAGTGCGTCGATTTGCTCGAGCACATCCGGATCCATCTTCGCGCGGATGCTGGCCTTGTCGTAACGGGCCTGCGACGACACGATCTTCTTGATGTCGGCGATCGCATCTCGCGCAGCCTTCGCAAGCCGGTTGGACAG